TCACGAAGGAAAAATAGTTGCAACCGCTACTCCGGGACAAGTAATACTTACTCAACAAGAGCCAGGTCCTGATGGTGACACATTGGTTAGTGGTAGTACTAATCTTATAAGTGCTAGTGGACAAAGTGGAGCAATTTCTACAAATGGAAGCTTTTCATTTTAATTCAATAGTTAAATAAACAAATAAAAAGGGTGGGAAATATCTCACCCTTTTTTGTTTTATTTGATATTTATATATGAAGAATAATACCCATTTTGGAGAATGTAAATGTCAAAATTTGAATTTTTATACACAGAACCAAGTTCTTATACAACAGGACAAACCCCACACGGAACTTATGATTCTGATTCAGAGTATCAGGCAGATAGTTTAACTACTTGTAAGTATGTTGCAAGTAAACTTGGACATCCAGTTATGCAACTTGAATTTAATAGTGGTTCAATGTATGCTTGTTTTGAAGAAGCGGTATCTGAATATTCACAACAAATCAATCATTACAATACAAAGAATTGGATGTGGGAGCATTATGGAAATACGACTACTGGTTCTAATTTCAGTTCAACAGGTTCTCACCAAGCTGAAACTCCAAATGGGGGAATGTCGTTATTCACATTATCAGAACAATATGGACAAGCTGTGAATGTTGGTGGTAATGCCACTATGTTTACAGGTTCGATAACTATTACATCATCAAAACAAGTTTATGATTTAACAAGTGATGCTACTTTAGAATCAAGTGTAACAGGTGTAAATAGACTTGAAGTTCAACGAGTATTCAATCAAGCACCAGCTGCTATATCTAAATTCTATGACCCATTCGCTGGAACTTATGATAACATTGAACTATTGGATTCATTTGGATTCGGTAATGTATCTCCAGCAGTATCTTATATATTAAGACCAATATCATATGATTTGGCTAGAGCGAATGCTATTGAAACAAATGACTTGGTTAGAAAATCTTCATATTCATTTGAATTAGTAAATAATAAATTAAGAATATTTCCAAACCCTACTGATAAAGACAATGGTGAAAAAATATATTTTCATTATTATAAAAGAAATGACAGAGTAGATGTAACTCAAGATTATACCAGTGGAAAAGTATCCGACCCATCAAACATACCATATAAGTTTATTACCTATACAGAAATAAATTCGATGGGTAGAAATTGGATTCGTAAATACACATTAGCACTAGCGAAAGAATTGTTAGGTATCATTAGAAGTAAATATGCTTCATTACCACTTCCAAATGGTGAAGTATCTATGGATGGTGAGGCTTTGAAATCAGAAGGTAGAGAAGAGAAGGTAAATTTATTAGAAGAGTTGAATACATTTTTAGAAGCTGTTAGTAAAAAAGAACAAGCTTTAACAGAACAAGAAGTTGCAAATGCTCAACAAGAGGTATTGAATAAAGCTCCACTTAAAATATACATAGGATAATTAAATGTCACAAACAAAACCATTTTTTATACCACAAAAAGAATTTGATTTAATTAATCAAATGAATGAGGAATTGATTGACGAGATTGTCGGACAATCTGTTGACATCTATAAAGTAAATGTTGAGAGAACAGAAGATAATGTATATGGTGAATCGACAGCTAAATATTATGATGTTGGTTTCAGAGTTAATTGTTTGATTGATTATACTGAACCTGAAATTATACAAGACGAGTTTGGTGCTGATTTAAATTCAAACATAACAATGTTTTTCCAACGAGAAAATCTATCAAGTGGTTCATTGAATTTTTATCCTGAGATTGGTGACATTGTGGATTGGAATGATTATTATTGGGAAATCAATGGAACAACAGAGCCACAATTATTTGCAGGACATCCAAACTTTAAACACAACATTGTAGCAACAGCACATCGTTCAAGATTATCATCATTACAAATAGAAGAGAGACCAAGATAATGCCAAATAAAGCAGCTAAATTAAGAAAACAAGAAAGAAGAAAGAAAAATAAAATATTAGAGAAAACAGGTAGAACACCTGCACAAATAAAAAGATTTAAAAAACGAGGACAATAATGGCTGTTCAACAAATCACACATAAGAAAATTACGAAGTTTGATACTTCTAATCCTAACTACAAGGAAACACCCATACCTAAACAAGAGGTTAATGGTAATGTTAAGGATGATGAAGATGTTTATGGTGAAAGAAAACATACCTACACACCTGAACCAAATGGTAATTTACAAATGGAACAAATGATGGGTAAGTTGATGAATAAATTGGATAACTTTGATTCACCAAGTCAAACAGGTGTGAAAGCCATTGAAGTAGATATTAAAAAAGAGATTGCAATCGGTAAAGCTGATATGAGTAGTATTAAATCAGAAGAAGTAAAAGGTAAGGTAAACAATAAACTTGATAAACTTAAAAAATTGAGAAGACGAAATGGCCGTTAACAAAATTACAAATAGTCAAACACTTAATAAAGAATCAGTTAATAGAGCTGAACAAATATCTGCTAAAGATAATAAAGTTCGTGGTAATGCTGCTCAATCAATTAATCCTGGTAAAGATTTTACTAAAAACTTTTCTGTAACATTGAAAGATATCGACACCTCTGTAATGACACATATTAAAGATGTAATGAAACCTAGAATTAAAGAGGCTAATGAAATAATAAAAGTACCTGTGTTTTATGGTAATGAGGAAAGATGGAAAGCCGTAAGACAAAGAGGTGTGTTGAGAGATAAAAATGGTGTATTAATTTTACCATTAATTATGTTTAGGAGAACGGATGTTTCTTTTGATGACGCGATGCCAATGTCTTTTGACCATGATGTAAAAGGTGAATTTATAAAAGTAGCTAGAAGTAATAAATGGAGTAAAGATAATCAATATGATAGATTTTCAGTTCAACGAGGCATAAAACCAGTACAAGAAATTGTATACACTGGAATGCCAGACCATGTTGTTTGTAATTACTCAGTTGTAATGATGACTAATTTTATAGAACAAATGAATATATTAAACGATTTATTTCTTGAACACATTGGAACTTATTTCGGTGATTCAGAACAATATAAATTTTTATCACGATTAGATGGTGGTTTGAGTGATGCTTCAGAAATGAATAGAGAAGGAGAGAGATTAATTAAAACAGAATTTAGTTTATCTATAAAAGCTTATGTAATACCTGAATTTACAAGTAATATATTTGGAACAACTGCTGAAACTACAAAAGGATTAACACCTTCACGAGTAACATTTGGATTTGAGGGTGATGCTACCGATAAACAAGTAGGAAAATAATTTACTTGTTTTTAAATTTTATATATATTTATATATAGTTATATATTAATTCATAATTGGAGGTTATAAATGCCAGAAGAAGTAAAATTCACAGACGAAGAACTTAAACAAGTTCAAAACATTCAAACATCATATGCTGATGTTACAAATAAATTCGGCCAACTTAAATTAGCACAAGTTAGATTAGATAAACAAGAAGTTGATTTAGAGGATGCTTTACAAAAAATTCAATCAGATGAACAAATTTTTCTCGATGGAATTACAAAAAAATACGGACAAGGAACTTTAAATCCTGAAACAGGCGTATTCACACCAACTGAAAATAAATCATAATAATTAAAAAAAAATTATTGTTTTGAGTTTAAATTGTATATTTATATATGAATAATACTAATGCGCAAAATAGTATACCTCAAAAATTAAAAAAGTTAACTTAGGAGAAATTCAATGGCCGAAAAAATTATAAGTCCAGGTGTATTTACAAATGAGATAGACCAGACTTTCTTACCTTCCGCTGTTGCTGATATTGGAGCTGCATTAATCGGACCAACCCTCAAAGGTCCTGCAGGAATCCCAACCGTTGTAACATCATTTTCTGATTTCCAAGCAAAATTCGGAGATGTTTTTAAATCAGGTTCAGATTCAGTCCAATTTTTAACATCACACGCAGCTGAAGAGTATCTTAAAAATTCAGATACATTAACCGTAGTTAGAGTTATGGATGGTGCATTTTCACCAGCGACTGCTGAAATTGGGACTGATGGTAGTACAGTAGCAGCTACAAAAGCAACAGGTTCTTTTAATATATCAGGAACTTTCCTTACAGGACAAGATGATGAAGTTCAAATTACAGTAGGTGGAACAGAATTTAGATTTATAGCTACTGACCCTGTTGGTGGAATACCAGTAGATAGTTCACCAATATTCTTTTTCGCGACTGGTTCAAACACAGGTTCATCAGTAACAGCTGGTGGTGGTGGACTACTTGTAAATGAAATCAACTCAGCTGGGATTGGTGTATCAGCTAGTTTTACACAAACAGCTACTCATGGAAGATTAGAGTTTACTGCATCAGATGCTGGTGTCGCTGGAAACAATATTTCAATTGATACTGGTTCAGGTACAACTTTTAGTGATATATTAACATTATCATCAGGTACAAATACTGGTGGTTCTACTTCAAATTCATTTGTATTAGAAACATTAGCTGATGGTACAATAATGAATAATGCTGATACAACTGCGAGAACAAATAATATATTAATAAGTGGTTCAAAACATAACATAAGATATGAAGTAACTAATGTAAATAAATCAAAAGGTACTTTTACATTGTTAATTAGAGCTGGAAATGATAATGTTAAAAGAAAACAAACACTTGAAACTTTTAATAATGTATCATTAGACCCAAATGCAACAAACTTTATATCAAAAGTAATTGGTGACCAAAAACAAAATGTAAAAACAGATGATGGTGTGAAATATTTACAATTGACTGGTTCTTATGCAAATGCATCAAGATTTGTAAGAGTAAAAAATGTTGTTTCACCAACAATCGATTATTTAGATGAAAATGGTAACATTAGAGATAATGCTTTATCAGCTTCATTACCAATAGTTGGTAGTGGTTCATCAAATGGTGGATTTACTGGTGGTGCAGATGGATTTAGTGGATTTGATGCTTTAGGTAATCATAATGGAACTAGAACAGGTGTAACACCTGCTAATTTCTATGAAAACATAGAAGAAAACAATTCACAAGGTTTAGACCCAACTGCTACTGGAGAGGGCTTAGATGGATACACAGACGCTCTTGATTTAATCGCTAATCAAGATGAATTTGATGTTAATTTAATCTTATTACCTGGTATTGTTGACGCAGTTCACACATCTGTAGCAGCTAAAGCAATAGACGTGTGTGAATCAAGGGGTGATTGTTTTACAATTTTAGACCCAGTTGTTTATGGTTCAACTTTATCTGCAGCTACTGCAAGAGGTGAAGCTAGAGATTCTAACTTTGCAGCAATGTACTGGCCATGGGTAAAAGTTCCTGATTCACAAGTTGCTGGAACACAAAGATGGGTACCGCCTTCAGTTGTATTAGGTGGAATCTACGCATTCAATGATAGAGTAGCTCATCCATGGTTTGCTCCTGCTGGTTTGAATCGTGGTGGAATCACAACCGCTATACAAGCTGAAAGAAAATTAACACAAGGTAATCGTGATGATTTATATGATTCAAATGTTAATCCAATTGCTACATTCCCTGGACAAGGGGTGACTGTATTTGGACAAAAAACATTACAGAAAAAATCATCAGCATTAGATAGAATTAATGTAAGACGATTATTAATTAGAGTTAAGAAGTTTGTTGCGAGTTCATCAAGATTCTTGGTGTTTGAGCAAAATACAGCAGCTACAAGAAGAAGATTCTTAAGTATTGTTAATCCATTCTTAGAACAAGTACAATCACAAAGTGGTTTAAGTGCATTTAGAGTGGTGATGGATGAAACGAATAATACACCAGATACAATTGATAGAAATCAATTAGTTGGACAATTATTCTTACAACCAACAAGAACTGCTGAGTTTATTGTATTAGACTTTACAATACAACCAACTGGTGCTTCTTTTCCAGAATAATAGTTAGTTAAATAACAAATAAAAAGGGATTTATAGAAATATAAGTCCCTTTTTTTTATATTTATTGATATTTATATATGAATTAAAGGTTTAAGTATTTAATAGGAGAATATAAATGGCCGAATTATTAGAACCACAAGATATAATGTTTACCCCGTTTGAGCCAAAACTCAAAAACAGATTTATTATGCAAATTGACGGAATTAATGCATATTTAATAAAAACTATGAATCGTCCACAAATTGATTCAGATGAAGTGATTTTAGAACACATGAATGTAACAAGATATGTTAAAGGTAAGTCAAGATGGCAACCTTTAGATATTACATTATATGACCCAATCGTACCATCAGGTGCTCAACAAGTAATTGAATGGATTAGATTACATCACGAATCAGTTACTGGTAGAGATGGATACTCTGATTTTTATAAAAAAGATATTACGTTTAACCTTTTAGACCCAGTTGGAGCTGTAATTGAAGAATGGGAGTTAAAAGGAGCATACATTCAATCAGCTAATTTTGGTGATTTGGATTTTGCGTCAAGTGACCCAGTAGAAATAGCTTTAACATTAAGATATGACTACGCGATACTTAAATTCTAATAAATACTTAAAATGAACTAATAGAAAAACCCTTGATAAAAAAATTGAGGGTTTTTTTATTTTATATATATTTATATATGAAATGAGGATGTTTATATGAAAACAACATTTGAAGAAATAATTGAAGTGGTTTTAGAACACGAAGGTGGTTATGTGAATGACCCTGATGATGCTGGTGGTGAAACCAAATATGGAATCGCAAAAAGATGGTATCCT